CCGGGGGGGGGGGTTGAGTTCAACCGGGTGACCGGTTGAGTACAACCGGGGTCTGTGGATAACTGTTGTTTGTTTTCTGTCCTGTCCTGAACTCTTCTTTGTGGTTGTACGATGAACCTTTGACCGTTTATTGTTTCTCTTTTGATCTCTCCATGCTTTTCAAAGTACCTGAATGCCGCCCTTACGGTTCCATCGTCTTTCATGCCAGCGGCTTCCATCAAAACACTATTGCTCACAAAACAGTCATGTCCCCTGTGCCAGAACTGGAAGATTTTTTCGTAAAAACGGAGTAACTGAATGGTGATACGGGGAAGTTCAAGAATTCGATAGGGAACTGTACAAAAAACGGACTTATATATTTCTGACATACCTGACTTTTCCTTGTGCTGGTGGTTGCACCAGCCGTGGCGTCAGATATAATTGGCTGACGCGGGGTCTGGATGACCTATGTTGTGAACCCGCTCTCTTGGCGGAGGGCGGGACGGTTTAGACAATCAATACTACGCCAGATTCAAACCTCGTTCCACGCCACACACCCTATGAAACGAAGCACTTCCGAGAACATTAAATCCCGTTCTTTGGCTTCTCTGAACCTGACCACATGGGCGCCCTGCTCATCGGTGAATCGAATACAGGGAATCTCGGCACCTTCTTCGTTGGTTTCGGTGTAGCGCTTGATGTAACTGACCCGGTCCATATTGAGTGACATGTCCCTACCGATCTGTAAATACATTGCGTCCTCCCTGATTCGATCAAAAGTTATCCACATTTTATGTGAACAACGCTGTTAATAACGATTTTACTTTGGTAGAATACTACCAACGTTGAACGGTATTCCACACAAATATAAGAGATTGAAAACATGGCCAGAAATGACACAAACAACAAGTGCATTAACCTGAGACTAGATAAGGAACTGTGGGTATGGCTGAAACACCAGTCAGCTGCACAGGAATTGTCCATGAACGAAATAATCACGCAGACCATCCTGCGGTATAAAAAAAGATTCGACAACAAGTTGACATCTGGTGGTAGTTTGGTAGAATCGCACCATGAGTAACGAAGGGGTGACGAAATGGGGTTTTTAATTGGAGTATCGGTCTACACGGCGCTGATGGTTACGGTCATGTGGGTAAACACGGTGATGAAAGAGGATTAACCGGCGGAAAACCGCTGGGTCAAAGGGGTGCAACCCAATGACCCGGTGTTCAGATTAACCTGGAGAGCTAAAAATGAACGACAATAGTCTATCGTACTGTATTGCCACACGGCAACCCATTGAGTGGACTCAATCGGGAGTCGGGTTCAGATCGGATGGTGAAATATTTTGTCCGATGTGTGAGGTATGGCACGAAAACAATACATTCTGTCAGATGCCAGGGAGCGGCAGCCATGAATGACTCAAAACAGATCAAAAGCCTCGTCCATGACATGGTGAACTGGTACGCGACTTATAGCCGCACTGATGGATTTTATGTCCTGAACGTTTTCGACATTCCAGAAGTTGATCTCAACAACCTTGCAGGTCTGATCATATCCCAGAGTGATGACTACGCTGCTGAAGCCATCGGTTTCGACAACGATGATTTCGATCGCCACATGCGATCTTCTCTTGTGAAAGCCATGTGCGGAAAGAAGGACAGCGACTCAATGGAAGAGTTCCACGACACATGGGTCAGCGGTGTCAGGGGCTATTTGATGCCCTGTATGACCAGGTTGATCGAGGATGCACTGGATGACTTCAATGGAGAGCAGGGATGCACATCAGAATTGGCGTGGGATCGGGGAACCGAAAGAACCATCGAAATAAGACACCATGGATAAAGAACACCATCGGAGTGATTTTCTTGTTCATTTGGATTTTTTACATGTTATGGGTAATAACGGGGTGATATATGGCTTTAAGAGGCGTTAAACCAGAGTTGATAGAAAAGCGATTGAAGTGTTTCTTTTACGGTGCCGCAGGCGTGGGAAAGTCAACAGCATCAGCGTCATTTCCAAAGCCATACTTTATCGACACTGAGCGAGGCATAGAGAACGATCAATACATAAACCGGTTGAAGGATAGTGGCGCATCTGTGTTTTGCTCATCTGATTATGATGAGGTGATGCAGGAAATTCGATCCCTGATGACAGAAGAGCACGAGTACAAAACACTGGTCATTGATCCACTAACTCATGTGTACGATGACCTTGTTGAAAAGTGTGGACGGACAAAAGGAATCGGTACTGATTTCGGCCGTCACTATTCAGCTGCCAACACACGCATGAAACAGATGATGAAGATGCTTGCCAGACTGGACATGAATGTCATCATTACCAGCCATTCCAAAAAAGAATATGGCGATGAGATGAAGGTGATTGGTACCACGTTCGATTGCTTCAAGAAACTGGACTACCTGATGGATCTGGTTGTGGAAGTGCAAAAACGCGGTGACCAGCGTGTGGGGCTTGTGAAAAAATCCCGCATCGAGTCATTTCCAGATGGGGATACATTTGCCTTCAGCTATGAAGAGATTGCAAGGCGGTATGGCAGAGAAACACTGGAGCGTAATGCTGTTGCCGCAGCGCTCGCAACCCCAGAGCATGTTGCAGAGATCAAGCATCTGATTGAGGTACTGCACATCGATGAGGAAACACAGGCAAAAATCCTGAAGAAGGAAGACGTGGAGAGCTTTGATTACCTGTCCGCGGATTACATCCAAAGGTGTATCGACAAAATGAAGAACCGTATCAATGGAGACGCAGCATGATGGAAGATTACAGTTATGACCCGATGTCAGAAGAACAGGCGCAGCAGGAAAGGTTTTCCCTGCTTGAGGCCGGCGAGTATGACGCCAGCATCGAGAAGTTCGAGGGCAAAATGTCCAGCAGTGGCAACCGGATGGTGGTGTTTGACCTGAATGTCTATGACCACAATGGCCATATCCATTCATTGAAGGACTTCATTGCCTTTACCCCGAAGATGTCATGGAAGCTGAGACACCATTGCGTGTCGGCAGGTCTGGAGAAGGAGTTCATGGACAAGACATGGCGACCCCAGATGTCCATTGGGAAGATGGTCAGGGTTAAAGTCGTCGTACAGGAAGGGCAGGAGATCCCGGCCGACAAGCTGAAGGGCAAGGCGCCAGGCTCTGTTTACCCTGCAAGGAATTCGGTAGATGACTATATTCCTATATCTGGTGTAAAATCCCCGGCCTCAACCGCTCCGGCGGACGGCTTTAACGATGACATCCCATGGTAGGTGTATAGATTATGGACAACGAAGGGCTCATGCCCGTATCAGGTGAGCCCCCGGTGTTTCTGGTCTGCTCCTGCTGTCAAAGAACCAGCACGTATGATCCGGCCCAGGCAAAATGCTTTGACTGCACCATAAAGGCTATTGCTGTGTCCATGGGCCATACAGAAAAAAGCATAAAACTGAGAAAATACAGAGAAGCAGCTTATCAGGTGATAGTTATTTTTGTAATGATGATGGCGGTCTCGCATTATTTTGGCTTTGCATCTGAGATGATCTGTATCGCTGGTTATTTTGTTGGCCTGATAATAGATCCACTTACTAAGTTTTTGGCAAGAAAATTTTGATTGATAAGGATGAACTTTGATGGCCGCAAGAAAGAAAAAGACGAACCCGGTAGAAAGAATTCCTGTTTTTGACATAAACGAATGGGTAAACACGAGAAACAAGGAAAGAAGATCCACTTCTGACTGGGATGATAGCCAGATAAAATATTCTGTAAAAAAACACAAATCCAGAAATGATCTTTCTGTGCTTACAATTTATATGAAGAAAAAAATAATCCGAATGCTGGATGGCTCAGAAAAGCCCAGAATCATTGTTATGCAGCACAGAGGTGAAGGCCGAAGAATAATGCTCACAAAAAGTATAAATGGTTACAGGGTGGGCCAGCCAAAAACATCAAAATTGTATTTTATTAGATGTAACATAGAGTATTCATGCAAGGAAGAAAAGTTCACCGGTATAGTTGATCCGCTGTTTCATGAGAAAGGAATTTCCAGTGGGGCAATAATAGAGTTCACAATTCAACCCTGACTGGAGATTCAGAAATGCTTAACAGATTTTTTGCAAATAATGTAAGAAGACCGGCCATGCGCTTGCTGTCCACTTTATCAGGAAATCAGCAGATAAATGTTGGAGACAATGTTGTGGCGATAAACCCATCTGTACAGGTTCACAAATGTGACCAGAATGAATGTTACATTCTGATGCACAGAATGCGCGAAGGGGATGTGTTTCCAGAGAGCATTAGTAAGGAAAAAATGATAGAACTGTTTTTTCCAAAGACAACCAGCGACATGGCAGAGTCTCTTTCCGGCGTAACATCCGCATTTTATGGTGTTATGCTTCAGTCCACCGGGAAGGTTATCGGTATGGATAATATTGACAGCGTATCTCAGGACTTCTTTTATAATCTTGGAAAGTTAAAAACAAAACTGACCAGCGATGCTGTTGATGGTAAATATGATCTTCCCAAAGACGCACGTGGCGTTGTTATCCTGTTGGTGTCTGCAATATACAACGCAAGCCCTGAGTACAGGTTTGATATCAAGCGTTTTAGTGAAGAACATTGTGAAATAGAATTACATGGCGTAGATCGTTATCACAGAATCACCAGGGCTCTCGGCTTTGAAGACAAACTGCAATGGCCCGTGCTGCATCGATTCATGGAAGGCATAAGTGATGAGATGAAAGCTGACGTTGATGTGAAATCCGAAATGCTGAAAATCAATGATTCAAGCGAATGCCATGAGAGATTCACCGTTACCAAGAGGCGTCCATGAATCTTGCAGGAAAAAAAGTCCTTATAACCGGTGCCGGTGGCGGCATCGGTTCCTGTCTGGTGGATCAATTTGTAAGCCGAAATGTGTCACATATATTTGCTGCGGACCTTCATATTGAGTCAGTTACAAAACTTCAGGAAAAATATCCGGGATTTGTTGTTCCATATCAGCTGGATGTTACGAACAGCAGTGAAGTAAAAGTGTGTGCTGATTATTGTAGAGAAGTAGACATACTGGTGAACAATGCCGGAATTGAATTAAAAAAAGCATTTCTTGATGAAGAGTCCATCAAGGCGTCATTCATGGAAATGTCTGTGAACTATTTTGCAGTACACAAACTTTGTCACGAATTCTGGCCACATCTGAAATCAAAGGAATCATCAGCAATAGTTAATATGCTCTCCATAGCCAGTTTTTGTCTGATACCCGAGATAGAGACATATTGCGCATCAAAGGCTGCTCTGAATGTCCTGATACAGGGCATAAGGCATCGATCAGCTGGAACCGGTATAAAGATTTTTGGGGTTTACCCGGGATATGTTGATACCGGAATGACTGAAAGTCTTGATGTGAGAAAATCCACGCCAATGTCAGTTGCGGAAAATATTATCGCTGGCATTGAGTCTAATACACTGGATATTTTTCCTGATGATGAATCGCGGGCGCTTGCCGGCAGGATTTCACACATACTGGAAATATATGACTGATAAAGTTTACGGCGCAGGAGGCACACAACGTGTGCGGCTATCGTAGGGGCCTGATGGTGCAAAAACACCAGATGACGGATGATGGCCGCGGACTTCCCTATTCCGCGGAGGGTGAAACTCCCTCCCTGTGCTACCTTTTGGAGAGTGTAGATGCACCTTGAAGATCAAGTCGTCAGTCTAAATTTAGCCACGCGACTAAAAGACCTTAAATGTGAACAGAACAGTCTTTTTGTCTGGCATTATGAAAATGACGACTGTTATGGCGTGAGATATGTTCCTTTCAGTCCGGTAGACGAACGAGTATTTAAACTGTATTCAGCCTATTCTGTATCTGAACTTCTGAATATGATTCCATCATGGATAAATATTGGGGAACAATACGCGCCATTCAATAATTTCTGGCTTGAGATCAAAAAACGCTCCGCAAAAAACATTCAGTACATAGCCTCGTATGTCTGTGACACCATGGACGGTATTGAAGCAGCCAATCCGTTAACGCAGCTCAGAACATCTGTGAAGGCACATGACGAAAAACTCGCTGACTGTCTGGCAAAAATTTTAATCGGTCTTATTCAAAAAGGATTTTTAAACAATGACAAACTGCACGGATAAATGCTGGTGTAAAAAATTGAGCGCCAAAGAGCCAGACGCAGACGCGCCACCGCTGCTTCATGATTTGTTTGCCATGGCGCACAAGATTGATCATTTGTATGATGGGGTTGAAAAGCTGTTCCAAAGAATCGAAGACCTTGAAGACAGGGTTACCGGAATTTCAGTGTGTGTTTGTAAGCTGGAAGAATCAGATTATGACGAAAGAATCACAGACCTTGAAAATTCAAATTTAGAAGTACGCCTAATAAAAATAGAGAAAATATTGCAATGTAGAGGCTCTCATGGAGACAAAAAACCATTCGTCTGCCCGCGCTGCAAAGACCTGACAGACTGTGATATGTGCGCAAGCACCGGATTGGTATGGGGATGATTAAAAATGTATGTGCCTGATCTTTCAAAATATCCTGATTTTGAAAAATTAATAAAGAAAAAAGATAAGTTCATTCTGGATGAAAACAATAATGCTATTCCTGCTGATCTTATGGAATGGTCAGACTTCTTTGAAAATGAACTTGAGAAAAGAATCGTCAAGCAGGATGAGGTAAAAGGAAAGTGGATTTCGACAGTTTTTTTGGGAATTGATCATAACTTTGGGTTTTTTGATTCTGAAAACCACAACCCATTGATATTCGAGACAATGGTTTTTAATTCAAGGAAAGGTGGTTCAGAGGTTTATTGTAAACGATACGCAACATGGAAAGAGTCTGAAAAAGGCCACAACGAAGCGATTCAATGGGTTAACAATGGATGCAAAGATGAGGGCATGGAAAATGAATAGGATGAAGAAAGCAGCACTGGGTATGGCAGCGATTTCAATGTTGGGTATTGCGGGGTGCAGCAAGGTTCCGGCAGGCTATAGAGGCGTGATTGTGAACCTCTATGGGAGCGACAAAGGTGTGTCAGAGCAGTCTGTGGGCGTGGGGCGATATTACCTTGGTTGGAACTCTGAGCTTTATCTGTTTCCCACCTTTTTACAGAACTATTCTTGGAAGGATGAGCAATCCATTACGATGCAGACAAGCGAGGGTCTTTCTATTCGTACTGATGCTGGTATCACTTATCGTATTCAACCAGATAATGTGGTTAAGGTGTTTACCAAATACCGCTTGGGGATAGACGAGATTACCAATACGTTCCTGCACAACATGGTTCGTGATGCAATGAATGAAGTGTCCAGCACTATGACTGTCGAGCAGATATACGGCGCTCAGAAAGAACAGTTTATCAGCAAAGTCAATGAGCTCGTCAAGAAAGAAGCAAGCGACAATGGGATTGATGTTGAGAAAATTTATCTTGTTGGATCATTCCAGCTACCAGAAACCGTGGTCCATTCCATTAATGCCAAAATACAGGCTTCGCAGAATGCCATGAAGGTTGAAAATGAGGTCGCCACCGCGCGCGCTGAAGCACAGAAAACCGTAGTTGTGGCAGAAGCCAATGGCAAGCGCGTGATGATTAACGCTGAGTCACAGGCCAAGGCTAACAAGATTCTTGCAGAGTCATTGACGCCGGAGTTTGTGCGCTATCAGGCAATACTGAAATGGGACGGCAAATTGCCTACCATGACAGGTTCATCAGCAATTCCTTTTGTAAACGTGCAGGGGAATACCAATGGCCAAGAAAAAAGGTAATTCACTTCGCCTTGAAATGATGGTGATGTTGAGTACCATTCTGGCGATTTTTGGGATGACCGGGATTATATTCCCCGCCATTATATCCAGCTCGACATTACCACTGTTTGCCATATTGGTTCTGGTTTTTGTTATGTTGGCTTTCATTGGAATCCTTGTAACTATTGTTGCGAAGATATTCAGGAAAAGGTGGAAACTATGAAAGAAGAAAACGGCACATTGGCTATTGGAGAATTTCATCCTGCTGCTCCTTCCGCCATGGAATATGTAAAAGAATATCTTAAATACGATCTTCGTCGGGCAATGATGATGCGAGAGGCCATGGCGAGTTGCGCCTTGTCTGGCAACAGACTTGCTGAAATATGCCATGAAACAATGCGCAGGATCATGGAAGGAGAGGCCGTCAGTGACCGCTATCTTCTGGGTCTTGCGTGGTATCTAAAACAAATGAGAGAGGAAACAGAGTGAAGCTCACAACAGAAGTAAAGAATCAGATTGATAAAATGTCACCGCACCAGATATTTACAATGTTTAGATTTCATCCTACCAACCTGACAACAGGAGAGTCGGGGAAGTATATGCAGATAGCGGTGAGAAACAGGATTATAAATAACAAAAAGGAATTTTCACGTGAACAAAAACCAAAAGTATTCGGAATTACTTAGGTTTGTTGCGAGGATAGCTAAAGAGAAATGCACTGGACAGAAAGAATGTCTGTCTTGCATGGCAATAGAATTATTGAGACGCGTTACACACCATGAAGATGCGCCGATTGATACGGGTGAATAATGATTTCGAGAATAATACCGAAGAACAGCATCACAGATATTTCTTCTGAGGTAATGGGTGAGAACGGCAAAATAAAACTGCTCACGTCAGAGATATGGAAAAAATATAAATGGGATGATTTCAGGGCTTTCTGTCATGTAAAAGCCCGATATGGAATTCATACTGTTGAGCAGCAAGTGTTTCTGGATCATATAATAAATGGCAGAAGCGCCATTGAAATTGGTGCTGGTTCGGGCGATCTTGGGTTTCATCTTCGTGTGCGCATGACAGATTCAAAACAACAGGATGACCAAAAGATCAAAGCTGCCTATGCCGCCATGCAGCAGCCAACCATAAGATATCCTGCTGATGTCGAAAAAATAGAGGCATTGGAAGCTGTCTATAAGTACAAACCCCAGGTTGTCATAGGAAGCTGGATAACCACGTATGCTCCGCATGAAATGCCGTATGGTAGCAACCCTTACGGTATAAAGGAGGAAGCACTGCTTGACCTGGTAGAAACCTTTATCCTGATTGGCAACAAAGATACACACGGCGACAAACCAATCATGAAAGTACCACACGATGAAATCCATAAAGACTGGATGGTAAACCGTGGCGCTAGACAGGAAAACAATAGAATCTGGATATGGAATAGAAAAATTTAATCACGGAGATTGATAATGGGTTTTGATTTGGAAGTAACAGGAACAGCGTCATGCTGTTACTGTAAATCTGTGGAAGATTTTGAGGATATGTTCGCATTGTGCGATAAATGCGAAATGGGCAATTTTAATTTTTCAACAATGAAAGAAATAATTACACAAGCATACAATAAAGAATATATCTGGAAAGATGAAGAAGGATATGAAGGGTTTACAGATGATTATTCAAAAAAGACATATATGGCCGGAATAAAGCATGGATATGAATCTGCTTTATTTTGGATAGCTGATTATTTTGGCGATGAAGGAATTCACTTTATTGAAGAGTTGATGTGGTCTAATGAGAAAAAAATAATTTCCTTAAGTGAAAGAGAAAATAAAAATGACGAATAAAAAATTCGGTTTCGTAATTCCTCCTTCAGAAGAAAAAGGAGTAATAAAATTATCTGATGGACATGGAAACAAGATTGACCTAAAGGTCACAGACACGCCAATTCATGCCGATGGTTACTTTTTCATCAAGGGAATATCACAACATGGCGAAGAGATGAGTTTTAGATTTAAAAGTGATCATCTTGAACAAATAATAGGATAAGACTGATAGTGGTAACTATCGCGCTTATTTAAAGTGGTTTTGGACAATAATTTTTCATGGAGGTTTAAAAATGAGCGACGTTTTCAGGAAAGAGTATAAAGCATTATCTTCAGATCAGGTAGCCTATATGGATTTGTTCAAACAGAAGGCAGAAGAGCTTATGCATGAATTTGAATGTGCTGAATGCGTAAAACCTGATAAGAGAATGATGGCGCTTGCCAAAACAAATCTGGAGCAATCAATAATGTGGGCTGTAAAAAGCATAACAGGATAAAAAATGAACGACATCGAACCGAAGCATAGCGCAATCATTAAAGCGTTAGCGGACTTTATTCGTCAAAAAAGGTTCAAAAGAAATCAGTATTATGAGTTTAAAACGTACATGCTGATTTCAAAGAATGGCGATGTGTCTTTCCATATGGAGTATCTGCTTCCTGTGACAGAGAAAGAAGTCTGGGGAGACCATGACAAAGAGCAGGCTGAAAGAATAAAGTGCCAGAATTCATTGATCCGGGAGACGAAATGATGGCTGTCAGGGACGTAACCGAAGAAAACCAGAAGATGCGCGATGAGCTTCAGCAGTTTAGGGCGGAGCGGGATATGGTCAACCATCCCCCACATTACAACAACAGCGCGGCTACATGCGACAAGTGCGGTGACTGCATAGAGTGCATTGAAGTGACCCGGCATATGCCGTTCAGCCTTGGGAATGCCGTCAAATATCTCTGGCGTTGGCAGGACAAAGGCGGTCTGGAAGACCTCAAGAAGGCACGCTGGTACCTTGAGGACGCCATAAAAGACTTGGAACGCAGGCAGACAAAAAGTGAATAAATCTGACGGCTGTATTTTGGTCAGCAACGGTGGAAGCATGTCGCCCGGATGGCCGTGGAAAAATGTGAAGCGTGACGGTCTTCCAGAAAAAGACGGCAGATACCTTGTGGTCGAGGATCATCACGGCCTATGGATAGGCGTGTCCTCAATGAGGAAGGGTGAATTTGATATGGAAATAACCCACTGGATGCCACTTCCGGAGCCACCCATTGGATAACTGGCTAAGGGTCACAGACTGCCTCCCACTGGATGGCTCCTTGGTTCGGGTCAAAATGTCCATTTTGTTCAGCGTAGAAAAGGAGGCCATGTTCATAAAAAAATACTTCGTCTGCAAAGGTGAAAACATCACCAGATGGGTCAATCATTGGATTCCCCTTGATGAAGGCCGTACCATAAGCAGGTAATCATCAGCATGGAGTGCTCGGATGAAGTACACTATTCATAGCACCATTGAATATGAGTACAGGGAGAGCTCTCCAATGGACGTAAAAGAACCAATAATTGAACAAAAATCATCCGGTATCCTTGAAGAAAAAAGCGATTCATCTGATAGAAAAACATACCGCCATCGCTCTGAGGCACGTAGCGACCAAAACAGTTTCTTCCATCGTGTTCGGGTTGAGAAGAACGGCGTGAGCCAGATCACCAATGTGAACGTCAACATCCAGCCTGACAAGGAAGACCCCTGTACAGGGTGTTTCAAGGCTATTGTCAAAATGTTCAAGTAAATGGTGGCGACCCGTCCACTATTCCCCTTGTGAATCTAAGCCGGTGGATGACCAATGATCGCCTCCATACTCCTCGTTTCTTATTATTCTTTTTAGCTGTGTGTTCAGGACGATGCCTGGCTAAAAAAGACCCGGGATTATCTGGTACCTTCGATAGTATTGCAACTATAATCTGATGTCTTTGCCGTGGGCGATCCTTCAGCCGAAGACCCTTTCCCGGTGGCGCTGCCCTGCCCGGCAATGTACGGCAGCAACTTTATAGACAGGACTTAAAGATGAAAGAGTGGATCAGCGTGAAAGATAGAACTCCTGTTACAGGCCAAGAAGTATTATTTTGCTCCAATAGCGAAGATTTCGTCCCTACACAGTTTGGTCTTTATTTGGGCGACAAATTCAAAGAAAAAAGATTTTACAGCCATGACAGCAAATCATACGACGCAACACACTGGATGCCACTTCCAGATGCATATGATGAAAATGTCACCACCCGATGCGAACACAGCGGCATAGAGTGGGATAAAGATGGGAAGGTTGTTGGGGTAAACCCTTAGACTGAGATGTATTCAGTCACAATTACAATACCTTGCCCACCAGCAAAACCCGGCTGATTAGAGCCAGTTCCATTTGGTGCAGTGGTCGCACCACCACCATATAAAAGACCTGCGGCGCCAGCATTAACCGTTCCGCCAAGACGTGATCCGCCTCCAACGCTTGATGCCGATGGAACCGTATTGGCAGCAGCCGATATAAATCCAGGAAAATTCCAGCCGCCTCCTGTAGCGTCCATTAATGTTCCATTTGTTCCAGAGCTATTAGTTCCACCACTTTGTGTACTAGAAACTTGTGCACTTGCTGATGCAGCTTGTCCAGGGCCACCGGGACCGCCTCCTGCTGTCCAAGTAGAGCCACTGTTAATAACTAGAGTAGTATTGCCTCCAGTTCCACCATTACCAGAAGCGACCGCCCCCGCTGTTCCTCCCACGCCAACACTGCCTGTTATAGCGGCGAGGTTTGCTGCGCCAGTGACCAATATTTTTTGATAAGCACCGCCACCACCACCTGCTGGACAAGAACCTTGAGAAGCAGCACCACCACCTGCGCCAGAACCACCGCCACCACCTTGTAATTCAAAAATGGCGTATTTGGTTCCAGTTGTTGGGGTATAAGTAAATGCTCCTGTTGCAGTAATTTTTTGAACATTCACTTGGGTAATAGGTGGAGATGTTGACCATGTTGGCGTTGTGCTTGCTCCAGAAAGCAGCGCAAGTCCTGCGGTTGCTGTTCCTGCGAGAATTGCCAACGCACTTGCTGTGCTATAAACAATTCCGCCATTGGAGGCAGTAAGGGATGCCGCTGTTCCACCCCGAGTTAACCCTAATTGACCTGTCCAACCCAATGTCAAAGACGTAGCCTGTAGCAGCGCTGTCGATGGTGACCCACCCAAAGTGAGGGTCACATTGGTGTCATCTGTCTTCGTCAGGGCTGCTGGTGTACCGCCCGGCGCTGCAGCCCAAGATGGATTTGCAGCAGCACCACCAGTGGTTAAAACAAATCCAGAGGTACTAGGAGCTAAAACTACCCAGGAAGTAGCATTGCGGTAAAGAATATCCCCCTGTGTTGAACCAATGGCATTGTCTATCAATGCCGTGAGGGTTGTGGAGGAAGGAGCCAATGCGCCGCCGCTGATATTGGCAAGCAGGGTATGGTCAGCAATAGCCGCCAGACTTACTGAAATGCTGCCAGAACTATTGCCGACCAATATTCCCGAACCAGAACCTATAGCTCCCGCAACAGGGTCGCTGGCTGTGGTTCCAATCAACACCTGGCCAGCACCAAGCACAATGGGAGTCATTGCACTGGCGCCTTCTGCAACCATGATTCCGTGGGCGGTAGGTATGCTTACTCCTGTTCCGCCATAGGTTGAATTCAACAGGCCGCCAAGGGTCAATGTAGCAGAAGCCCCAGAAGTCGTCAGACCAGTCGAACCACCAACAATGTTGATATTTCCAGAGCTAACAGTGGCTGTTCCGGAATCACCCGTAATGGTTACAAGCGAACCAGAAGTTGTGGCAAGCGTTCCAGAAGTCGGAAAAGTCACAGAGGTGGTGTTTGTGAATGTGAATGTGACACCAAAGGCACCAACAGTGGTCAAGGCTCCAGCAGTTGTAAGTGCGCCGCCCAGAGACAATGCAAAGGCTCCCCATGAAGGCGCTGCAGATGACCCAGACAGTAGAGGCAGGCTGGCTGTGGCAGTTCCGGAGAGGATAGCCAAAGCAGTTGCCGTGGAGTACACGATCCCACCATTGGAGGGCGTCAGGTTGGCATTTGTGCCGCCTCGCGCAAGGGATAACTGTCCTGTCCAGCCCAGTGTCAGAGAAACAGCGTTTATCAAAGCCGTGGATGGTGTTCCACCCAATGTCAGGGTCACATTGGCATCGTCTATCTTTGTCAACGCGGCAAGAGACGTGACGGTCGGAACAGCAATTCCACCTGTGTTGTTCACCCACAGGCTATTTGCAGCAATATCGGCAAAGGATATGGTGCCAGTCGTGGTTATAGGGCCGCCAGTCAATCCAGTGCCAGTATCAACCTCAAGCACCGTCCCCATACCAGCTGGAGACCCACCATCCTTCACTGTTCCAGAAGCATCTGCAGCCAGAAGCACATGACCTATCACAAAGCCGCCAGTCACTGATGCAACATTTGCCTTTGAGTTGTCAGTGACATTCTTCACTGCTGCCTGACCAAGACCCAATGTGGACCGCATAGCAGATGCGCTCGCATCAGCAAGAAATGTCCGGGCAAAAGCCGTCAAAGCGGTTGTGGCATAAACATTGGAGCCAGTCGTGTAAATCATTTCATCAGCGGCTGTAGTGAGGCCGTCAATGGAAGTCAGAGGCGCGCTGATCGAAAGCACACCAGATGTTGTGGTGGACTTGAGGATTCCAGTTGAAAGAGCACTCAGGGCTTGAGCGGCAGGGAGTGACGCATTGGGCTGCTGAACGATAAATTTGGCATTGACGAATACCGCATTGTCAGCCAGCTGAACCCATGACAATGAGGTCAGGTCATAATACTCGTATTGTTTCAGATCTGTGTTATAGCCAAGAAGCCCATCATACGGTGGCGAGGGACGTGTTGAAGTTGTCCACTCCACCGTAAAATCGACGATAATGTTTTCGCCACCCGCAGAATTGCTGATACCAGCCATCTTCTTGGTGGTCGTTGTAAGATTGGCAGCAGCAAACTGTGAAAACTTCTTGGTATTGACCACAAAATGCACTCCTGTGCAAAAACATCCATGAACATTATGGCCTAGCTAATGTCCTGTACCTGTAACAATGATACCCCAACCTGCGGGGCTGCTGTGCTGATGAAACTGAGCACGTCCCCTCCTTTTACATACCGGCACATACCAGGAACCACAAATTCCTGATTATAGGTGTCTGTGGCTGTGTTAATGATTGGAACTGTTGCTGTTCCGTTCAAACTTACCCAGATTTCTGCATTTGATGAACAACCAAACGATGCCCTGTAAATGTTTTTATTTGTCCCCGGAACAGTCCATGTTGTCTCGGTCGCAGCAGAAAGCAGAATGTCCACTCCAGTATCGGAAAATGGAAAACATTCACAAAAATTCATCTGATAACGTGTGGCCATTAAAATGCTCCTGATTTTAATTAAACAATTCCCAATCTTGCTTCAACTACGTATTGGAATGCGATAGACGCTACGGGGGGAGCGACATTGGAGCCTGTTGCTCCAAAATCTCCAACCAAAGCCAATGGAAGCCAAATCACCCCATATTGCCCATAAGTAGGCGCCCATGTGGTTCCAGCAACAATTTCTACAGACGCATTTGTCTGATATATGTTTGACCATATCTGTCCACTGACACTTCCAGCCGTGCCGACTCCAGTTGAGTAAAAAGTAAACCCTGGAACTGCCACCCGTTTTGCCTGTTTGTATTCAACTGAAAAAGGAAGCACATCAAGAACGGTATCTGCGCCCACAACACGTCCCAGCATAGGCTTGATAAGAGCTCCATGAAGATCAGCAGTTCCAGGAACTACGCTAAGATTGTAGGATTTTTCATAATAATATTGGCACTCGCGAAGAACTTCGTCAGCAGTTTGTGGAGAAGGCCGTGTCGGTATGCTTCCATTCATGAGGTTAACAGAGTTTGTATTAACCTCTCCGCCAGCCGTAGAAGTTATTGGAGCTGTGCCAATTACAATTGCAAAGAACGTAACATCGTTGGTAATCGATGTGTCCCCAACATTCCATCCATCGAATGGATAATCAGTGAAGTCTGTCAAAGATGGCCCATTTCCAATGAAATTGGCATCAACATTTATGTCTCTTGTAACTTCTGTCCAGTTACCATGAAATGTTGCAGGTTTACCATTTGCATCAAGAGTGGCAACAAGAGAATTATATGTTCCGACATCAACTACCGGTAGAGAGACGTCTGTTGTATACCATAAAGAAACAGTCACTTTAAGACCAACGGCATATAAACCACAAACATTGACACACATCGGTTGATTGAGCAGTTTTCTTGCTCTCTGCTTATCCATGTATTGAATAATGGCAACTTGATTGCCGCTCACGTCATTGTTAATAGTGAAAGAACCAGCGACATCCCGACTGATATGACAACTGTTTGTATTGGACTGAAAAACAATTGTTTGATCCCAAGCGTAAAATGATTTATTAGCACCTGTAGCAACAGCGGGAATTGTACTTCCCAAAAACTGTGCAGGATTCAGAGAAAAATCCCAACCAACAAGAAAATTAGGCGTCTGTTTATAAATTAAACCATCCCTGTAAACATTGAATTCACCATTTTCCACCTGCTCATAACTGAGTTCACGAAAAGCAGGAATGTCAGTATCAACATCAAAACCACTGGAAAGATTCTGGCTTTGCCCAACAATCTGCAGATTTGTCAGTTGCAGTTCGCCTGTTCCCGGCAACACAAAATCGATGTCCACATACGCAGATTCTCCGGTACTGGCATTGCTCGACGCAGGTAGGTCAACGGCACCTGTGTAGGCAATCAGGGCGCCGACCGGAATGGATTTCTGGAAAACATTTGTGGCTGTTCCGCTGTTTGGAGCATAGGTAACAGTCAGTGTTTCTGGTGTTGTCACCGCAGCTGCGGTAAGCGCCACCGCAATTGCGCCATTGGCAAAAAGAGCACCGTTGTTTTCAAGACGCTGGCGCAGAATGGCACTTGTCCATCCTGTATTGTTTATGTCCAGATAATAGGGCGGATTTCCTGCAAGGTTTGAACTTCCTGCAATTGCCACTTGAGCCAACACAGTGGTTCCAGTTCCTGTCAGGACAAGTTGCCAATCCGGGGCAATATCCAGGGTGTATGTACCGGGTGTGATGTTGGTGTAAGTAAATGGCGACTGGAAAGTAATGTCTGCAAATTGTGGGTTGGTGATGAGATTCGCTGCAACAGTCAATTCATCTACGATTATGGAGCTACCGCCATCTGATCCCGGGACAAAATTATTGATCTCCCAGATCAGAGCATCGGCCTGTGTATCACCGTGCCGGACTTCGATCCGATAGACCAGAGTTGGATCGAAATACAGATTGTCTGGCAACGTTCCTGCTGGGGAAAATTGTATAGGGTTTGACCATTGTGTCGCCCCCGCCGGGTCTTGATATACAGCTTGTGGAATATATGGCAGCGTATTGGTCAGGAAAAACGCATAATACTCGTCATTCAGGCTGACACCGGTAAGGTCTGGCAACCACCAGATTGGATTTGCCGCTCTCACAAACGTAGTCATTTACGATGCCTCCTGGCCAAGCATTTTATTGATTAACTTGTTTCCATAATGGCCACCAACAATACCGCCTACAGCCCCGGTTGCCAACGGAATGGCTGTCAATCTTAACATTTTCGCTGCTTCTTTCTTGCTTTGAAGTCTGTTCAAGAGTGACTCAAGCTCTGGGTGGGCTTCAATAATTGCTCGCATGGGGTCAGAATCTTCTGAAAGCACCGACGCGATGTTCTTTGGTACCTTCCTCAGACCTTTTGTCACCATCTTTGCAATTGCATTGTGGCCAAAATAGAGATCCTTCAGATTTTTATACTTGCCCATGGCATCTTTCAGTGTGTCGGCAAGATCCTTGTTTCCTGTCTTCTCAAAATGGTCTGCAACCCTCTGGTTTATCTTGTCTCGCAGATCAAACGCTTCTTCGCCTTTATGCTGCTCAGCGATCAGATCACTGCTTTTGTAATTCTCTGCCCTTGAGCGAAGATCGGATTGCAGATCCCTGATGGCCTTGTAATCACCATTTCTGGCGTCTTCAATCAGCTTTTTGGAGGCATCTGTCTTTGGCATGAATCTTTTGGCATCATCAATGAGCCCATTCGGAACGGGAATTTTGTTTATGCCCCGATTACCAGCTTGTGTCTCCACATGGCTGAACAGATTCGAGGCTTCCTTCTCCAGAGCGTCATGCCGACCCTGAATCACATTGCCAAGCCATTTGGGCGTTGCCTTGTCAAAAAGGCTTTTCACCATATTGGGGATTCCCATCTTTCCGGCTACCCCAACGGCAGGTCCAGCAGCCGCACCAATCGTTGTGGCAATTCCTCTGCCGCCCTGACTGTCTTCGCCAAGCGCATATCCTGTGGTACCACCACTCAACAATGAAGCTAGGGTTTTGCCCACACCCGGGATTTTAGCGACATTCTGGGTGATGCCACCCAGTTCACCAATCTTGCCGGCAGCACCAGCCAAGCCAAGTCCGGGAATGAACAAGGGCGCAATCTCTCCGCCCCCAAAGGCTGCTTTGGACAGAATGTCATCCGGGACGTACTTTCCAAGGTTGGGATGTGGGATTTTGATGTCGGTTCCCAGCCCCTTGTTGATGGGCTTCAGGGCAAGATTTAAAAGGGAAGCGCCCATATCACCCGTACCCTGAAGAAGCCCACCAGCAGCTGCGGGAAGCCTTGTGGCCTCTACGCCGCGATTGAACTTGCCTGCCATATTGCCAAGCTGTTCAAGAATTGACTTTGGTGCTTCTGGCTGCTGGGGTTGTTGTCCTGCAGGCTTTAATCCCAGCGCAGCAGAGATCATTTCCGGGGTCGCTTCATCCGGAAACTCAAATGTCTGGCCATTATGTTCAACCTGCTGAACCATGGTCTATACCTCTACCAGTTGGTTATTGACCACCTTGAACTTGCGTACTTTCTTCTGTCCACCCTGACCGCTACCCGCCTGTTGGCCACCAGAAGATTGTCCGCCAACGGTCTCTGAGTGTAGACCATGTTGTGCCACATTCGCGTAGCGCTTGGCATTGCTGTTGATCCAGTCGGTTGTTCTCTTCCAGTTGGCCGCGACCTGTTTCGGATCATGCCACCACTTGCTTCCCGGGTTGGAAGCATTCCCAAGGGTCGAATAGACGTAATCAGGCACCACAGAGGTTCCAAAGCCCTTGCGCAGGGCATCCATGGCAAACTGAGATGTCACGTTCTGGAATGACAGATAATCCCGATATTCCTGCGGAACATCCTCTCCAGCCGTCATTTTTGCCTGATATTGGGCGAGATCCAGCCTTCCCGGTAGTCCAGCGAACCTCTGCAGTGGTCCAATATCTATGTCATTCACATCCTTTGCCAGAATGTTCATGTTGGCTGCAGTAGTTTGAACAGCCGCAGGAGCATTCTTTTTCTGAATATTGGTCAATGCCTGCTGGGCCATGCCAGACATCTTTGGAACAGGAGTGCCATCGGGCAATGTATCGGAACCAGATAGCCATGCGCTGGCAATCTGGTTGGCCTTGTTCATGTCTATTCCAGGATTATCCAGCATTGCCTGACGGGTAAGCGCTACCATGTTCTTGAAATCAACGCCCCCACCACCGCCCATGCCTACGCCCGTGCTTCGGTTACGCAATTCGGCGAGAGCTTTTTCACTGGCAATTTTCTGGCGCAATTCATCCATCTTGAGGGGTTGCTGTTGCTGTTCCCTCTGATTTTCGCCCTGCTGCTTCTGCTGCTGTGCCTGTTTCAGCAGCATGTCACGGATCTCGTCCGGCATCGTCGAGAGCTCTGCTCCCGGCATCGTAAATGTTGGCAATCCCTGAATTGGCATGTTAATTCCTTACGTCGTCGCAGCTGCTTCGCCCGAATTGAACGAATTTGCCCCACCACCCATATACAGTTTGCCTGCAGTACGCAGAAGGTTTTCAAACAGCTTTCCTTGGGAGGCGTCAGCACCATATTTCAGGCTGGCCATATTCTGACCCTGAGTCATCGACTGGTCACCCAGTTTTCCGCCCATTGTGGCGCCTGTTCCGTATAAACTCTGACCAATACCAATCCCTGACATATATTTTTTCATCATGTCATCAAGATATTGCTGACGATCACGGGCAACAATATCACCAGCACCTTGCTGAATATTGCCCACAGCAGCGCTGCTTCCTCCGAGCCCCATGGAACTTGCCGCTTCCTGTCCCTGCTGACTGTTCATGGCAAGCATGCGCTGGGCATAGGGAGAGGTTTCATACCCCTGCGCCCATTCATTCTGAAGCTGCTCTGGATGCATCAATTTCTGTTCGGCTTCATTGAGGCCCCCATATTGATCGAGGCCATGCTGCATGAAAGGAGTTTCAAATCCTTTGGTCTCATCCCAGCCGCGTTGGGCAGCCTTTTGCGCAGATTCATACGCCTCTTCTGGATGAAGAAATTTGTGCATCATCTTCATCCCCATAAAGGGGTTCAGATCACTTGCATAAGATGCCATTGCAACACTCCTTGTTACTGTGGCTGGGCGCTGATCGCCTGATAAACAATGATAGCAGAAGCCCCAGGATCAGCACTAAACGTAATGTCGAATGCATTCAGCCCTGGCGTTACGGTCAATATTGTGACTCCAGCATTGCTGGTGCTCACGATTCTGGCATTCACATAGTCGTTTGCGGTGAGACCAATAACTGGCACTGAAATAGGGCCAGCTCCTCCTCCACCAATATCAACACCCTTTGTCTCAATCATGAAATCGAGCGCCTGAAACTGCTCATTGATAATATCAACAGCATTCGTCAGCCATCGTTTCATGTCAGGACCGAACTGTGTTTGCTCAACGTCAACGGTGTCCAGTAAATTCAGTTCAAGCTGCCCCGCCACTGGCCCTCCTTACATTCATGGTTGCCCCAAGAATGACAATGGGAACAGGACTGACTGCTATCAGCTTGTAGACCCGGTTACGGGAGGGGCCAAGTTGATACCAGCGCATTCTCCAGCTATACACACCGCTTTGGGAGAACTCGCGCATATCAGCAGGATGAAAGGAGACACCGCCATCGTCAGACCAGTAAAGCTCGATGCTGGGCTTGTAAAGGGCGTTGTAAAATGTCTCATCAATCTGGGGTGTATTGCCTTCCTGTGCCAGAACGTAAATGGGTGCGCCGTCAGGTCCGAGCTCATCAGTAATAATGTATTGCGGGTCTCCATCCATCCCGGGGTCTTCATCAATGATGAACACTGCATTCCTGAATGGCGTGGTCGAATAATTGATATTGCTGTCGCCCCAGACAAAATCAATTTGCACAAACTCTGTCTCAAACTCAGCGTAATCGTCCTCATAAATTAGAGGTGTGATGCGCTCATACCTGAATGGATATGCAATATAGGCATCGGATTCCTGAGGGTCGTCCTGCGCGACATTTCTCACTTCGTTGTAATAATACTGACCAGACATATCATAAACAGTACCGTCTCCGGTAACTGTCACAAGATGCTTGAAGTTGAAATAAATGTGCGCCTGTATCCTGTTTCGCTCACCATTCAGCTCAATACAGCGATGCCATTCCTGTGCGTCCACACAAAACTCAATGCTGTTGGCAGTCTGCTGCTGATCAAGAATTCCGTTGTTCAGATAATTTCCGCCTGACATCCGGTAAAAGATCGTGTTCTCGTACTGGTAAAGGAACCCATTGGAATTTCTGGACAGGAATGGGTTGTTGGCACCATACAAATTCGTATAACGCTGCAGAAGCACGTCAATTGCATTGGTGCTGATCTTTTCAGGCTGGCCGCCCTTGCTCATCATGAACTGCAGAAGCCCGTCACTGTTCTGTGCCAGAAAAGAGATATATCCGAAATCAATATCCAGAGAATTGGGATTCGCCATCCCAAAATTCCAGTTGTATGTGGAATTGAACTTCCATGGAAACGAAATGACAGTACCGCTTAATGTCGCAGGAAACTGTGATGGAATATTCGATATAACGTCTGTCACATAATCACTGAAAATGTACAGGGTATTGTTCAGAACACCCATCTGCTGAATCTTTCCACTGGCAAGCGCATACACCTGTGGAGTTGTGGCATTTGTAAAGCATGTGGATGGATCAAAGCCTGATCCACCAAGATTTATTTTTGACAGGACAAACTGGGAACTGCCTCTCACTGAAACCGTAATCCTGTTTCCAAATGCGGCAATGTATCCCGGTTTTGTGACAGTTCCGTCGACAGTGAAGTTTCCCGGGGCATTTATATCAGTGACCTTCCGAAGTCCTGCAGGATCATCCTCGGGGTATATGTAGATGAACTGATCATCAACAAAACAGGCAAATACAATGCTTCCCACCACCAGAAATGCAAAATAGACTGATCCTGAAGTCGAAACCAGCGTGCCTATCGGCACCTGAGTGTATTGCGAGTCAATCCTGAAGACCGTTCCTGCCTCAACAATGTAGGCATATCGGATAGTCTTGAAAATGCCACGCGGCTCTGTCCCGAAAACAAGCTGGTTTATTCCCAGATACTGGATATGAGATCGTCCCATAGTGGGATACATGGCATATGGCTTTTTGGTGTTCTGATCATTCACCAGATAAAAGTTGGCTGTGTCTTCAGGTCCAAACTGTTTGAAGCGCTGCAGATTATATGGACCGATGATTGGACACGGCTTGATTGCATATTGTCCGGGTGCGGTTGCCATGAGCTACACCTCCCTAGATGCCAGCCCGGACACGCCAGGATCCATTGAGATAGCTTTCATTTGCCGTATCAATGACAAGGTTGATGGCAGAAGCGGATTCCATTTCGTCCTTCGCTTCCTGAAACATGGCTTCCAGCTTTTCATCCCATGCAGAAGAGCGCCCTTTATAGAAAGCCAGATCACGGGCAAGCGCAAGGCGCAGGTAACGATAGTAATAAAGCGGCAGGAATGACATGTCGTCATTCTCTGTGACATACGGCAGTTCAAACTTGCCATAAACGGTCACGTCATAGACCTGTGAGGCAGATGGATAGAACTGCATCGTAGTCAGATTTGTATCATTGGTGATGATGACAAATCTCGGCAATCCTTTCTGTGGAGCGTATTTGTAGCTTCCAAAAAACACATTGCGGGACTCGTCGATAAGCGGATATTCCACTCCATCAAGTGTCAGCCATGCATTTTGCAGGTTGGCAAGCCTTCCATCTGGAACGTCAGGGGTGGGCGTATAGGTTGGGTCACCAAAAGTGATGAATCTCTGTCCAATCGGCAGAACAAAGTCCACCCGTTTAGACACCGTCAGCATTAACCCGCTGGAACTGTACGACTTCAGGAGTTCGTTCAAGAACTGCACGCCCTTTGACATGTCATCGCCATGCAAAGGCACAGTCGGGCTGCTTGCGCTGATCAACTGGTATGAGTCCTGGACAAACTTCTTAACTGTCTGCGCGTACAGAGCCATCTTTTTGCTTCCTCTTTTGAGAAGCATCAACCCGTTCAGCGAACCACGCTCCGCTACCAATCATCTGCTCAAAGTGCTGATGGGACTTGGCAAGCTGCTGTTCGCCCTTGTCGTTGTAGACAAATGCGCGAAAATGTTCTTTATTTACCCATTTTCCAAGGTACTGGAACTGGCTTTCTTCACGATTGATTTTCTTTACGTTGGACATGACCCGCTCCCGAAAAAATGGGTGCCTGCCGGATGATGGACAGACACCCCAAAAGTTAAGACATGACAGTGACAGCGAACTCTGGGTTGATCGCGACACCGCAGATGATGTCGATACGATCCAACTGCACATAGTTACGGATGTCAGCGCCAAGGGAGTAGGTCATGGCCATTTTGTAGAGGTCGCTATACGAGGTAACAGCCTCAACGCCACCCTTCAGTTCCTTGATCGGAGGAGCCGCAAAAACGACTGCCTGATTATGGAACGCTAGGGAAACATTGTGATCGTCGGCCAGATATAGCTGGGCACCGTTCGGGATAGCGGCAGAGATGTTCTGGCGCGCACCACTTACGACAATAGCCGGGCTGATTGGAATGGTTGCCAGACCACCACCATCTGATGCGACCTGTGCGGTCACAACAAACTGTGCTGTCTGTGCCAGTGGTTCGTAGGTCAACGGATTGACCATGAACACATCGGATGCCGGGGCGACTGTGATGATGTCGCCTTCATTGAAGGCATCAGCCTGTGAAGCCACCAGTCCGCTGACGGACAGTGAGCTTCCACTGGATACTGGACCGCCAGTGACAACACCGCCCAATTTGTAACCAGTCGGAGGTGAACCACCGGCCTGACCCACACCAGCAATCTGACGCTGTACGAAGTTGGACTTGAAGAAGTCAAACCCGGACAGATGCCCGATAAATCCGTCCAGCAATGCACCGCGGTTCACGGTCATGTTGAACACGTTGTACAGGCTGTTGGTCAAGGTAGCGGAAACGGATGGGGAGTTGGCCCAGTACCGGTTTCCATCTTCAGGAATACCCAGTTCGGTCATATAGGCATCGGTCTGGAAGACGGTGTTCTGATCAATCGCAACACCGGGAGTTCCATAAGCCTGATAGACCTGCTTCTGGAAGTTGGTGGTGGCAATGAACTGCTCGACTTTATTGGCCAGCCGCTTGGCGCGTGGATTCAACATCATATCCAGATAGGGCTGGTCACGGGCGCGGTCGAAGGTCAGCTCAAAGCCGGAGAACTCGACCATTGTGTTGAACTGCTGATCAATGGTAAGGGGACGGACGATCTGCACACGGGCTTCCGATACGGCAGTCGCACCATCTCCACCGAGATACCGCTCTTCGAGACGATAATTGATGGTCTGGCCGGTTGCGTATTTCAGCCCCTTGAAATCGCCTTCAAGGTTGCGGTTTGCGACCTTGGCAAAATTCAGATAGTTAATAAAACGGACGAAGGTTTCGTCGAGAATATATTGCGTTGTTTGAAATGAGTTCGACATGGCGTCGTGTCCTTCCGTAGACAATTAGAAATTAGGCCAATCATTGGCCATCCTTTTCAGCATTGTCCGGTGGAAGACTGTACGCACCATTTTCGGTTGAAGCGGGGCAACCCGTAGCTACGCGCTTGTGTAAAATTATGCACCTGTTATTGCATAGAATCAACACAGAACACATTGACGCAAGCTGTAATACAGTTAGAATTGGATTGTAATACAAAAGAGGAAATTGAAATGGCAGAAGCAGAAGTCTTGCAGGTACGAATGAGACAAAACACCCTTGATCAGGTGGATAAAATAAAAGCTATCGTAAAAGCTCCCAGCAGGTCTGACGCAGTAAGGCGCGCCGTTGGTATCACCGATATCCTTATTGATGCCATCGTCAAAGGCGAAAAAGTCATATTGGAAACGCCGGGAGGAAAACAGACCCAGATATTAATTACGGGGTTAAATGGATGACAGATGAATTACTGGATGATGAACTTGAGCCACTGGATTTGCCAGCAAGAAGGCAAGACATCAATCCCAAGGACAGACTTCGCTTTGCGAAGACAATTCTGTTTTTTCTGATGGTGATGTGCATTCTTGGAGCAATAACCGAGCTTGCCAGACCCGGAAATAATGTTTTTGAGGCTTGCAGGACAATTCTTCCATCAATGGCAACTCTGGTTATCGGATACTATTTCGGAAAAATGTAATTATCACTGAACAAGGAAGTTCAACTTATGAAAAACATCACACCACCATGCAAAATGGATACTCCGGAAGCTGAAATACTCTGGAATAATCTCTCATACCAGCAAAAACTACAGTTCGCAGAATTTTACCCAAAACTGATGAATGGTGAGCTACGGTTCGAGGAAATCAACATTGACAAAAATGAACGCTTAAAAAATATCGTTCTGGTGCCAAAAGAACAAATGGGCGCACCTGACAAACCCTTTTACAAACACTTCAACCTCAAGGAATAAAACATGTCCCGGATTGATGTTAAAACCCTCGTGCTGGCCTTTGAAAACAGGATTGCGGCACTCGACAAGAATCCTCCCGAGGTGGTTCCACAAAAAACCATCAGTCTTCTTCTTGAAAATGCATTGCAGGAGGAAATCCAGAATCACTTTTACCATCTGATCAAAAAGGATGTGAAAGAAGTCTTGCAAAAGGAATTCAAGAAACAGAAAACCAAACTGGTAACTGAAGTAGTGAAGAGAATGCTGAACGATGAGTCATTCAAGCAATCTCTCATGAAGAACATTCAGGGACTTCTGATTCACAACATAACAAAATAAATTATCGCTTCTTCATCCTGTCGGCATGCGCCTTGATTCTCTTTTCAGAGACATGTGACATGCCGTCTTTCTTTTTTCCCAGCATTTTGTCAGCCTTGGCATCAATCTTTGCCTTGGACGCAGGACTCAATTTCCCCTTTTTCACCATCTGGCTCGCACGTGCTTTCGCATTACCTGCATGTGCTCGGTCAGGCATGGGATATTTTTTCTCCCCCGGTAGCCCAAACTCGCTCTTCGGAATCTTCTTGCGTTTTGCAGCATCGAGTTTGGCCATTATCGCCGTTCCTTGTGTCTGGCATGATTCATTGGTTTGCTGGTTTTCTTTTCGCGTGCTTTGCTGTAAGCAATAGCAACTGCCTGCTTCTGGGGCTTGCCCGCGTTGACTTCGGCTGCAACGTTACTGGAGAAACCTTCTTTCGACTTGGCTTTTTCACCTGAGTAAAGCGGCACATCCTTCTCCTTAACGATGCTCACCATATCGTTTCTGAACATTCTTGCCCAGATTGTGGGCGACATATCCAGAGATATTGTTCACCTGACTCTGTTTCACGCTATCTTCTTTTTTACCCATGAGATAATTGGGGGTCCTCTGGGTGGCCAGACTTGCATCCTGCACATCTGAACCACCTGTCGGAGGCGATACGTACGACATTCTACAGGCCAATCGACTGAATAACTGCGATTGCCTTTTGCAAGGCAACTACAGCATTGTTATCTTTGGCCGCAGGGTCTATCGCCTCAATGAGACTGATGACCCCGTTGATAACGCCAATCGCCAGATCTACTTCTTCCTTGATCAGCATTATCTATTCTCCTTGTGCCGTCCATGGCGTGGCGACATGCTCATAACATGCCTTTCCGTAACTTTTTTACTATGAGACTTAGCCGCTGGTTGATCCTGCGGCATTTTGTTCTTCCCAAACTGTGCGTCACCAGAAGGCATTCCACGACGGGTATTCTTTTCCTTCGGGGATGTCTCGTATGCAACTTCACTCTGGGTATATTGATTGTCCATTAGCGATGTTCCATGTATCTAAAATCTTCCTTATGATTTGGCTCATCAGGATCAGTTCTCCCACCATAACCATTTCTTATTGTGGGCATTCTGTCACCGCTTTCTGATTCTTTAAATTTCATGGACATGACAGCATTTTTATCGTCATCATTATCATCATCAGGGTCCATAACTTTATCTTGCATCATCACTTCTTTCCCTTCATGCCAGACTGATCATAACCATTAGCATTCCAGCCTTTCCGGTTATTCTCATATTCATTGACCATAGGGGGATTGTGGTATTCAGAATGGATGCTGTTATCCAGTTTGGTAATGCTTTGACCACCTTCCTTACCGTCGTTCGACATCTGCTCGTAACAACAATCCTTGTTGTCCTTTGGCATGACTATATCTCCCCAAAGATGCATTTTTCTTTCGGAGCAGGAGGGTTGAATATCACCTCTTTCTGCACGCATGCATCGTGATTGGCGACTTCTGTGATGCGGTTTTCCTGCGCTTTCTTTTCCTTCGCAGGTGCACCATTATCGGAATTCAATGGCATGACAATTCTCCCTGTCAGTTGAAATATTTTTACTCTTTTTTCTACTTCCTTGCAAACTTCTGCTTGGCATATTGATGGATTCTGGTCTCAAGGGAAGGCATGTCGTTCTGTTTCACCGGCATGTCACCTTTCACAGCCTGCACAGGCTTTGGAGCAGCACTTACCTTGGCATGTTCCTTGCGCATCTGGGCATCCAGTCGTCCAATATCAACCATCTGTTCTGAGGGGTCAGCAATGGCAGCAATTCGGGCAATCTCGCCGGGTTTCAGCTTACATGCGGCATAGATGAATGCGGCAGGGTTTTCCATGCCTCGGGTAGCCATCATCATGGCATCAGTAATGGGTTTCCCTGACACAACCTGGTGGAAATCCTGATATTTACCCATTCCAGAGGTAAACTTGGTTTCAAACTCTACTTGCTTTTGAGCTTCCTGCTGTTTCCACTGGGCTTCAGTCTGTTTCTGCTGCCGCTTGTCTATGGTCTTCTCGATGAACTGTTCAAGCTGTACTTCCCATGCGTCTTCGCTGTTGGGATCAGCCTTGAACCCTTCCACATCCTTCTGCACCTGCTGCTGGGTTGGCTGCTCTGCATGCTTGCCACGCGACAGACGGTCGCGGATCATGCGCTGAACTTCTTCTTCAGTATAGGTCTTGGGCTTCTCTACAGGGTTTCCATACTCATCAATAGGAGAGCCATCCACAGCACTATCTGCTGATTGCTCATCTTCGGCCTGCGGTTCTTCTTTCGGGGCTTCGGAAAGTTCAGGGTCATGTCCTTCTGGAACAGATTGATCTTCCGCTGCAACCACTTCCGGCTGTTCCACTGTTTCTGGGGGCTCTGGCTGGGATTGGGCAGCAACCTGAGGCTCTCCGTTATCAATTCCTGTCTGTTCATTGCTCACCTTGACTAATAAATCATCTACGCTATGTGTCTGTCCCATTTTTCATCATCCTTGATAGTATAAAATTAATCCTGTGACCTGTTTTTGCTCTGATGTGCGTGTTCTTTGGACTGCATGTCCTTCTCGTGGAAAATCTTGCCGGTATGCTCCAGCATTCTCATGATCTGGTTGCTGTGATTGATCTGCAGGTCAGCACCAATCCTCTGGCCTTCTGCCTGATACCTCAGGACAGCTGCCTGCAACTCTGCCGCAGCCTCCTGTTTCTCTCCCTCCAGCTTTTCCCACTGCATGGACATGTCCTGATGGGACTCGATGGCCTTGCGTTGGAGTTCAGCCTGCTTCAGATCCAGTTCCTTCATCTTTTGCTGGGCCTGCATCTGGGCATCCTGTGCTTTTTGCTGGAGCTCCTGCTGCTTCAGCTGAACGAGCATCATCTGTGGATCAGGCTGCGGAGGTTTTGGAGGCAATGGCTTGCCAGTCTTGCCGGCCTCTATAATGTCTGGGGACACCATAGTGCGCAGGCGGTTCCTGATCTCCATGTTGTTATCCAGCGGTAGATTCTCGGCGTACAGGTCGGCAATCATCGGGAACACCTGACCGGACTGATCAGCATTCAGGACGAGCTGCAGTGATCCGAGCGCCTCTTCTTTCTGCCCTTCGTAGCTGACGCCAGGTTTCAGGCGTATCTTGTACTTTCCCCGAGTCATATTGTTTTCGATCTGCATGCCGTACGGGTCTGCAGGCTTGTTGATCTCAACACGCTGCTCGGATGACTGCTCCATGGGCAGAACAAGGGTGCGCTGGGTATCGTAGAGAACCGGGATCATCTCGTTGATGATCTCGCCAGTCACCGCAATGGCGATGTCCACCGAGGTTCTGGGGATCTGGGTATTCTTGGCGCCACGCTTGTTCCTGCCTTCGATAGCGGTACCGGACACTTCGTTTCCGATCTCCCCAAGTTGGGTGTTGTATATGCCAGTGCCACTCTGAATGTCCATCAGGGTACGGTCATATTGCTGGAGCAACGAGTGCGAGAGCTCTGCAGGACGAAGCTGTTCTGGCTTGGCGCCGCTTGGTGTTTCATCGTAGACAAGCGCACCATTGACCACAGACGGATCGCGCCACATCTGCTCAACGTCAGCGGATGCTACGCTTTTTCTTGGTGCCATGAACTGGTCGTATCTGGAAATCTTCATGATGTAGGCGGACTGGGTTGCCAGATAGTTCAGGTATCTCTGGGCGTCTTTCACATCCTTGAAGAATGACCGCGTGATCTGCTGTCCTGACTTCGTGTAATAGGAGCGCATATCAAGGAAAACAACTGGCAGGTTTTTCTTTGTGGGAAAATCAGCTTCCTCAAGCACAAAGTCACCAGCAATCTGCTTCTGTTTTATCGTATAGCGAACAACCTCGCGCTCTTCAAATACTGTTACCTGTTGCCCATTATTCAGAAGGTATTTTTTCTTTCCGACCTTTACCTTCTGCATGTTCTTCATCTGTTCATCATCGATTACAGTTCCATCAGACAGCTTGTATATTTTTCCCTTCTTTCCTTCCTTCTCGTAATCCTCAATGATCGTGATGGAATCATCATCAGCGAATGCCATGGTGGCATCTTCGGTGATGGATGTTGATCCGATCTGGCTTTCAATTTCTTTCCCGTAAATGTCTCGGAATGCCTTGCGGGACATGCGGGTGCGGAATCCGCAATGCATGCCATCGACCTTCGTCACATGCTGGGCAGACAGATCCCAGTAGCAGCGGTTGGGATCATCGAAACCGTAGATATGAGGCTCCTGTTCAAAGGCATCATCATCCAGATATTCGGGCGACACACGCCATGCGCCATACCCGGCACAGACAGCCTGTCCGAAGGCGCGCTGAAATATGGTCTTGGTGTCGGAGTTCAGGGTTACATTCTTGATCAGAGCCGCGCGGACGTTTGCCTCTTCTGGAGGCACATCCTCGTCCGGGGATATCTGCAGACTGGGGGTATTCTGAATCTGGTCGCCAATGATATGGTTGTACAGGACGCCGAGCTTGTTTACTTCGAGTGGAATCTTGTTGTAACGCTCGAAGAGCTTGGATTCATCCTCAAGCCATTGCGTCCCCATAATGAAGTCAATCCAGACGTAATACTCAGTCCGGTTGATTCTCCAGTATTTATCCCACTTGTCGACTCGATCCCTGATCTTGGAGCATAACTCCGGGTCACGTCTTGGCATTTTAATCCATCCTTGGATCAATTCCTGTTACATTCTAAACGCTTTGCCAGACTACCGAAACATCGACCTTTCCCATGCATTCAGTCTCGGAACCTGTATATTTCCGGCAACGCCTCCATAAAATCCACCAAAGAACGTCAGGCTGAGGGCATCCGCACCGTCCGGGCTTGGCAAACCTCTCGCACGAAGATCGTCCTTGCTTTCAATCTGCAACTGGCCGCTGGAATTCTCCTTGAACCCCAGAGAGCACAATTCACCATGCAATTCATCACTGTCCGGAATCTGTACAGGCATTTCACCATATAACCAGTCTCTCATGTCAGACCAGAGCTCTGCCCGCAGATTCTTGAATCGCTCCTTGTCATTGGCTGACCGGGCGACATTGACTCCTTCGACCATATCAAAGCCCATTTCCTGAAGGCGATCCACAACGCCAGCACCAACGCCAATGCAGTCAATGTAAACCTTCGTGGGCTTCTCTTCCGTAATGACACGCTTCAGTCTCCCAACGGTCTCCATTGTATTGTAGTTCGAGAATCGTTCAAGATTGTAGCAATATCGGCCTTTACGCCGGATGATCGCCGTCCTGTCACGGTCACTGATAGCCACATCAACGCCAATGATCAAATTGCCATCCGGCGTCTCAACATCAGCCTTGCGCGCTGACTCAACGTATTTGGATCGTATGAACACATTGCTGATAGGATTCTTGAATGCTTCGTTGGCCGACATGGGATATTCAACATTGAAGTGCTCACGTCCAGCATCGTAATCCTTTGAGAACTCCTTAATCTTCAGTCTGCGCCACGCAAGATGCTCTCGCGTAAGGCCATTCTTTGAATAGAGCTCGTACAGGTGCTGCTCTTCGTCTGTCAGGCCAAAGTTCTCGGCAGAGTAGGTGTATTCATCCTGCCAGTACCACGGCAGAAATATCGCCTGATACTCATTGTCTTCGGTCTGTGCGCTCAACCAGCGCTGGTGAAAGTAATTCCCTATTCCGTTGGCTGTGCTTTCCATCAGGATTTCAGTGCCCGGCTCATTGCTGACTGCCTGCAATATACCCTTGGAGTGCTCTTCGGCAAACGCCCAGTAAGCAACTTCCGAGGCATGCATTAACTGAATTGTCTGGGATCGCCCAACTGACTTATTGCCAGCGGTTCCGACGGCATACCCTGAATCCAGTTCACGGAAATACATTTCCTTTGCATTGGCAGTATCTGGCTTTCGGATGAATCCGGGTTCAAGGTTTTCATAGAATCTCTGCGCCATACCAAACAGGTTTTTGGTGGCTTCTTTATCATGAGTGAGAATAAAGGCTTTCTTGCCACGAGATGTAATGACCTTATGAAAGAAACGCGCCTGAATGTAGGTGGAGCATCCTTGCTGCCTACCTTTCAGGATAACCGCGCGAACCTTGCCGATGGCTTTCTTCTGTTCCTCCAGCCTGCGGTGCAGATATTCCTGCGCCCGGTTGAATGTAAACAGCTTCGGCTCACCAGACTTGGTTCTTATGTTGAGGAACTTCGGGGCAAACTTCCTGAAGTCCCTCAACGTATCCAGTTGATCGTCCGTGATCATGGGCTGGAGTTATGCTGTTTCGGCAGTCTTCTCGGAAGCGGCCGCTGTGTCTGCAACAGCAGGTGTTTCTACTGGCGGCACAGCTGCGAGAGACGCACGCTGCAATTCAATTTCCTGCAGCACAAATGCCTCTTTGGTCCACAGGAAACCTGAGTCCATGAAGAATGCGATCTTGCTTTTCATTTCATGATTGATGGGTAGCTTCTGAATGAACGAAGCGAGTGAGTGGTATTGCTGACAGAATGTATCAAACAGCACTTTGCGCACTGCTTCTTCACGTTCTGATTGATCAACTTTTACTGCTTCCATGTGACATCATCCTTAACAACAATTGACAAAAAAGCGTGAGTATTCCCCGCAAGAAGAACACTCACGAATGCTCAAACTCCGGATCATTAGCCGCGGTTGGCGTTATAGTTGAATTCGTTTTCGCCCGGCATTTTCGGATCAAGCTGCTTGTTTCGCTTCTCACCTTCCATCTTGGTGGCAGGATGAGGAGTATTGGCAAGATCAGCCATGTTCTCATAGCCCATACCCTTATTCATGTCAGCATTGTTTCGTGCTTCCCATGAATCAGGCATAGCCACGTAGTGCTGGCCTTTCTTGTTCTCGACTGCACCGCTTTTTCCGTCGTCCATGATTATCACTCCTTGAAAATTCGATTAGGCGCCGTAGCTTCCAGAGCTCAGCTGGGCTGAAATCTTGTTGCCGTTTGGCAGCACAAGTACCAGATAGCTGGTCTGTTTCGCAGTATCCAAAAGACTCAGCACACATCCACCAGTTGCACTGGACATACAGGAAATCTGGGTTGTGATTGCAGCACCGTTATTCAGACTCAGGCCGCCTGACGCCACAGAGAATCCGGTTGATGCAGCACTTGCCAGGGTCAGGCCATCAGCAGCGGATGAAGCGTACACTTTGAATGCCACGCTGCGTGCAAGATTGGTCCCGCTTCCATCTTTCAGCTGAATGGTAACTGTTGCAGTGTTGGATGCACCAGCAGCAGCGCTGATCGTGCAAGAACCGGGGTCAACCTGTGCCACTGGCGTTGCGCCGTATTTCAGATTGAGAACAGAAATGGCAGCACCATTGCCCTTGTCGAGCAGGAAGTTTGCAGTGGATGCGCCTGGATCAGGAATGGAGATAACAGCAGCCTGACCAAAGGAAGCATTGCTGATCTGTACGCCATAGTCACCAGCACTGGCAACACCAGTCAGACCGAGATAGCCAGAGGTAGCAGCAGAAGGATAAGAGCGAATAACGCCAGCAGTGCCAGAAAGACCCGCATATATACTTCCTGCATTGGTTACGGCCGCTGCTGTATCATCGATTGTTCCGGCTGTATCAACAAAGTGAGCGATACGCCCTGAAACCACAGCAGAACCTGCCATGACAACAACAGTCTTTGATGCGTCGGAAGGAAGATACCCAAGGTCTTCAAGGTTTCCGGAGGTGGACTGGAACACTGCGAAGTCACCGACAACAACCGGGGCACCAACAACGGAGCCGCCAAATACAAACGGAGTCAGAGAGGCAAAGGCAGGATCAATCTGGAAGAATCCCCAACCGTCAGAGGCATATACCAGAACCATGTCTGATACTTCCCACTGCCAGTCACCTTCATTCAGGGCGACGATATTAGCGTGCTGGGCGGTGAGGTAGCCGGCGGTACCAACTGCGGCGAGCGTATCTTCAGAGACAATACGAACAATAAACGGTTCGTATGCCTGATCACGTTTAATCTGGGTAATCCCTGACATATTAGCGCCACTCCTTGGCATTGAAAATATTATGACAAATTATGAGCCATCGATTCTGCGAAAGCAATCAGAGCTTGTCAATGACTCTGTCGATAAGAGTTTCAGAATCTTCAGTCTTCGGTGGCTGTCTCTCACCGTAAATCTTTGGTAACAGTTTGCACGCTAACCATTTTCTTGTGTCTATTCTGAGCCGTGAACGCTGCACAATGTCGGTATCGACCTTCACGTTTCCTTCGTCATCAACGTATGTGTCGTTCAGGCCATCGTCTGCAATTTCGATGATTTCTTCTGCCAGCAGATCAGCCTGTCGTGCCTTCGCTTCCGCGTATTTGCGGGCAAAGTCTTCGTGTCTGTATCGCCATTTGTAGATGCAAGTATCATCAGGCATCCAGTCATTCAGCTTGCAGAGCTTCTTTGTTCCGTGTGTTGATGTAGCAACCAGCTCGCAAATTCTGTCTGCCAGTTCGGGCGTGTAATCTGTCGGTCTGCCCATCTTCTTCCCATCCATGGGAACTCCTTTCAGCTTACCAATGAATACCCGTTTCTGATTCGTCGCTGGACGATTTCTTTAAACTTCTGATCGCGTGCCTGTGGGCTATCAAAGCCATAAGTGCGGGTGACGCGCACACTGCTACCACCACGAACCACAACAAGAACGTCCGCACCCGTCATGTCCTTCTGCACGGTCAGGTAATAAAATCGACCGTTTGAACTGTTCTCGAATTTCAGCATACAGCCTCCGGATATTGACGCCATCCGTTGGCTGTTACATCTGGTCCAATTTAATCACAGGCTGTACTAAATATCTACTTTCCAGCCTCATACGCACGGTTCAGCCAACCCTCAAGTTCAGGGTTTGACTCAGGATGTTTCTGGGCTATCAGACGATACTCGCCGGCACGCTCTGAACGCATGGCAGCAATGAGGACATTTGGCTTGCAGCGTTCAATCCACATCAGGGTGTCGTGTCCCATAATGCCGTCGTCTCTCAAGACACGGTAATGATTCCACACAGCCCAGACTGCCCGCTGACAACATTTTACCGCGGGAGAAATACCAAAATTAACACCCATATCAAACAGATAATTGCAGACATCCTGATCCTGTATCGACTGGAACGGGGCGTGATTCCAGAACTCTCCCTGATAGAGTAAACCAGCCTGGGCAATGGTGAGATGACGGATCGTGTCTGAATCAATTTCATGATCATGTATTCCATATTGTGCCGGGTTTATCACGGATCTCAGGAACCTGAGTGAGATTCCGAAATTCGTGATGCCACCGGGATCGCTTGGATGTGCTTCTGTCAGACCGCCTTCGTTTTTCAAAACCATCTCAAGTGCCGGACTGAACATTGCCATCTTTGTCATCCTTGTAAAGTAATGGGGTGTACTGGTTTATCAGCAATGGCTCGCACGGCATTTCACATTTTCTGCAGACATAATGCCCCGACCCATTCTCACTATGGACAGCGTATAAATCATTTTTGCAACATCTCGAAACAATAGCCATCCATTGGTCTCCATAAAATCCCGCCCAAGGCTAGACGGGCAAACCCTGTAATACCACCCTGTCCGGGGGGAAAGCAGGCATTACCGGTTTAATCCTGTTGTTTCATTGTTCCATCAAGGTAACGCGTTATTATCCCAATACCATCATCGGCACCAAAACAAAAGGCTGTGGCAAAACCGACCGATCGCATGCGGGCCTGAAATGCCTCCTGTCTCTTCCATGTGTCTTTTGCGCGCTCTGAGGCCGTATATTGCCTGTCCTGTTTAACTTCAAGCCAAAGTCCATGGAAACCACCAATTGGTCTGGCAATGAACAGGTCGCTGGTTCCCGGAAGCAGACCCATGCGCTTGGCAACGGCAGCTTGAACCACGCTACGCTTCCCCTCATTGTCAAACTTCATCACGAACCCTCGTAGTAGCTGCGTTTTTTGTGTCCACTTATAAATGGCAGCCTGCTCGCGCCATTCCTTGATGGCCTTGGGTTTTGTTCTCCGTGGAACCTTTTGGGAATCCTGAAGCCCCGGATGGGTGCTTACAAACCCAAAGACCAGATCAGCGGCATTAGGGGGCACAAAATGCTGTACCTCCATATCCTCCATAGAGACCCGTGGTGGCACGATCCCCTGTGGGGCCTTGCTGGGAGACCCGTAAAGCATTTTAATCGAGCCAAAGTACGTTTCCCGCTGTTTTTGGGTTAATTCAAAGCCGTTCTTGTCCTTCATTGGCACATTCCTTGTGCTTTTCGGTGATCTCCTTCAATACCTTTGCTGGAGATGGAAGCTCCAACAGACTCTTGAACGTCTTTGGCATTGGTCTTGTGTCGTCCATGGCTATCGCTTCAATTAAATCCTCTCGCCTGAACGTGGAAAGCATTTCGCCAATAGCTTCGTGGTCGAGCTTATGAGGCCAGCATTTTTTGGCCTCATGTACCAGTTTGCATATCAGTGATGCAATCTTCATGGATGATTTTCCCCATGTTTGATCAGGAAAAAACATGTTTTTCAATGCTGTAGCCAATGTTGCCCTTGATTCTGACGGTCGGTAATCCATTACCGGGCTCCTGTCCTGTTATGGTCGCTTTATTTCCTGAAAGTCAGAGAGAGCCATATATCCAAACTGTCTTTCGTCCTCTTTGCAGTAAAAATTATCCCACAGGAATTTGCGCATGCCGTATGGAAGAGGAACAAAAATATTCAAATCAGGGTTTTCTGTAATAATCCCTCTCGGAAGCCGGGATAAGTTTTCCAGATAAATATCAGCCCATTCCTTTTCAGGAAAAATATTTCTTATGGCTTTTTCAAAAGATTCATCATCTTTTGGGTACTCATCTTCAAAAAAATCATCATGAAATCCATTCCACATGTCGGCGCAATAACAGGAGGACAAGAATGATTGATCATTATTTATGCAATAATTCTCAAAAATGTCTATCGCCTCCAGCGACGACTGAGCCTCGATACGAAAATTGACGCTTGTTTCAAACATGTCCTTGAACCAAAAAATATAAATCATCACTTACCCCGCTAGTTATTGGATGGAATGTTTTTCTCTTTCTTCGCGGGCTTCCCTGTCCAGCCTTTCTTGAGTCCAGTCTCTGTATCTTGGTGGTTTTACCTCTGAGGCCCTCCTCATGCTGTCTGAAAATGAATGTGGTCTCTCATTTTCACGTTTGCGTTCCATGTGCTTCAGGAAATGGTCATCCGGAAGAGGTTCATGGGTCTTTTGCTCTTGCTGTTGATTTTTTGGACGCGAAGCGTAAGAGCTTTTATTTAAATTCTTCTTATTAGCATTTTTCTTATTATGCGGTTGAGTACAACCGGGGGGGGGGGTTGAGTTCAACCGGGTGACCGGTTGAGTACAACCGGGGTCTGTGGATAACTGTTGTTTGTTTTCTGTCCTGTCCTGAACTCTTCTTTGTGGTTGTACGATGAACCTTTGACCGT